TTGACTTCTTCTGGAACGGTGGTGATGGTAAGAAGCGGGGATTATATAATAGTCGGCACGCGGACGGGACGGACTAATGTCAGAATATTTTAAAAATATGCCAGCATTGTATTATAAATTTGATACCGGCACAAATCATGCTGGAAAAAAAATAGATATAATTCATCAAAAATTAGTAACTGATATATCATTAAGACATAGATTAAAATCTTCTATAAAATCAGCTGTATATACTAAGCAGCTTTATAATATTCCTGAAGGAGAACGGGCTGATACATTATCTCTTCGATATTATGGTGGATTTGAATATGTTTGGCTTATATTCTTAGCAAATAATATTCTTGATCCTATCTTTGATTGGCCATTATCTCAAGACGAATTAAGAAAACATATAATATGTAAATATGGAAGCTTAGATGCCGCCCATAGTGGAGTTCATCATTATGAAGAAATACTACAAAAATTAGTTCCAGCAAGTGCAGGACAAGAAAGAATAGAAGAGAGATTTTATGAAGTAGATGCAACTCGTTATCAACTTGTTGCCGCACAGGGTGATGGTATGGAAAGAACTGTGTCTGATTATGAATATGAGATTTTACGCAATGATAGTAAAAAGACAATTGCTTTGATAGATGATTCTTGGGTCGAGCAGATTTTGGAAACAGCAAGAAATATGTTTAGTTAAGGTATATAAATGGCATCTAATAATTATGATTCAATTATTTTCAATGGTGACCGTTTACAAACGGCACATACAATCCCTAAGTATGCGGGACATGTTAAAATTAACCATTTTAGTATAATTAGTCCTAATAATTTTCCCGGAGGTATTGTTGATCTTACAAAAATGTTTACTAGATGTGAGATTACTGAAAATATATTTTCTCCTTATGTTAGTGGATATATAGATATTGGTGATGCAACTGGGTTATTTGAAAGAATACCTATTATTGGAGAAGAGGTTCTTCATATATCCTTTCAATCTGTTGGAGCAGATATACCTGAAGATAAAATAGATAGATATTTTCGAGTTGTAAAAGTAACAAATTTTAATATAGATCCCAAAAATGATAGATTAGTTACCTATACTTTAAATTTCACTAGTATTGAATATGTTATTAATTTAGCAACAAAAGTTCAAAAATGTTATGCTGGAATGAAAATTAGTGATATGGTTGAAAATATATATGAAGATTATATCAATCCACACACTTCTGGTGCCGCGACTGCAAATCTGGAGATTCCGGAAAGAGTTCTAGATGTTGAAACCACAAAGTCTGAGCACAATTTCACTATACCAAATTTAACACCTTTTCAGGCAATGTTATTTTTAGCATCCAGAGCTGAAGCAGCAGGATCGGGAACCGCAGCTCAAGGCTATGATGCTGGTCAAGTTGATCCGGGATTATTCCAAGCTGCAGGACTTACTGAAGAAGGAAAAGATACAAAGGGAGCATTTTATTGTTTTTATGATACAATAAGAGGAGGATTTAAATTTAAATCTTTAGAGACATTAATGCAAGGAAATGAAAAAATTCAATATGTTTCTGCTCCTGTGGGATTATCTTATAAAAATGCATATGATGAAGTAGCTATTGAAAGCCATAAGATTCTCGATTATCAAAGAGTATCTTCAATATCTGTTGATACCAATTTAAAAAATGGTATGTATGGAAATAGATTAATAACCCATAATATTATAAGAATGCGTCATGATTATCATGATTTATATTATAAGAAAGGTTATTTAGACGCTGGAAATATTCGAACGGATGCTGAAACTGGTGCACTGATTCAAGTATTACCTCCCACTACTGCAAATGATTTTGGAAATACTGTTGAAAATAATTCTAAACATCAACATCAAACATATGTCATTGATGATGATACATTTCATTTATCTGATGCCCCTGTAATATCTAGAGGATCAGACGTAATAGGAAAACCTCAAGCGAATGTTTCATTAAAATCGACGAATGAAGGTTGTTATGTGAGATTTACGGATATTAATAGTGAAGGAGCTCCTCAAGATTCTAGATTAAGAGAAACACACATAGAAAATTGGTATGCTAAAAGAAAAATGCAAGATCAATTATTGAATAATTTCATATATCAAATAACGGTTCCAGGAAATACACACAGAGAGGTTGGTGATGTTATAAATTTACAATTACCGACCAAATTAGGTGAGCTCACTGGTAATATGACAATGAGGCAGTCGACTTTGGCTTCTGGAAAATTTGTAGTAACAAGATTATCACATGTTTTTCAAAAAACGCAGAGTAGAATTGAACATTCTTTAAGCTTACATGTAATGAAAGATGGATTATCTAGAAAATTACCAGGAACTGATTATGTTCCATCTAATTTTGGCACATGGGAAGGCAAAGATACAGATGAAGCACTTGCTGTATCTGGAAGAATGAAAGGTCAAAGTGGGAGATAAGAAAATATGTTAACTTCTGATTCTATGGGAATGGAATTTATTTGGTGGGTTGGTGTTGTTGAAGATAGACATGATCCAATGTACTTAGGTAGATGTAAAGTTCGCTGTTTGGGTTGGCATACTGATGATAAAAAATTAATGCCTCCTATAGATTTGCCGTGGGCTTTTCCATTGATGCCAATAACCTCTGCTTCTCAGACGGGAGTTGGACAAACCCCACTTGGGCCTGTAGAGGGAACTTGGGTAATGGGATTTTTTCGTGATGGAAGAGAAGCACAAGAACCAGTAATGATGGGTACATTACACGGAGTTCCTGAACAAGATGTGAGAGAAATTTATACGGCTCAAATAGGTTTTTATGATGCTAGGATGTATGACAATGCAATTGCATCTGATACACACCCATTTAGTTTAGAAGCCGCTAAAAAAAGAGTTAGATCTTTATTACTTGGCGCTGATACAAGACAATCAGATAAAGTTCCTCGAGAACCGGAAATATTAGAATATTCTGGTGCGGGTGATGGTGTAATAATTACTGAACAAGAACAACTTTCTCCTTTTCCTTCTTATCATTATTTGAATGAACCAACTACAAATAGATTAGCAAGAGGATATAGTGATCCAACATCAAAATTAAGAACTTCTGAAGATGGAAAAAGAACAGAAAGTCAGTATTCTATTTTAAAAAGAAAGAAAAATTCACGCAATGCGGGCCAAGTAAATGTGGGTACTGGTGGTGATTTTGGTTCAATAGTAAATATAAGAAAGAATATGAACCTGCCTTTTCTTACTCCACTTCAGCTCAGTTCTGATAAATTTAAAGAAGCATTACTTAAACCAATAATAAATAGATTTTCTGAACCTCTACCACCATATAATGCAGTATATCCATATAATCATGTACAACAAACGGAAAGTGGACATGTTTTTGAATTTGATGATACTCCTGATTCTGAAAGAGTACATTTATATCATAGGTCAGGATCATTTTTAGAATATCATCCTGACGGAACTGTAGTAACAAAATCAGTAAATGAGGCGTATAATATAGTCCATTCAAATTCATATGAACATATTGAAGGACATAAGATTGAAACAATTGATAAGAGTTTTCAGTTATTTGTTAATAGAGATCAACAATCCACACAAGGAAATTTTTCTTTAAAAGTTGGAGCGGGTGGATCATATTATGCAAATGTTGATGGTGGAAATTATTATATTACTTCTGATAGATATGAATCGAATACAACTAGTTTTATGGTAGGTACAAAAAAAGGATCTACTATTTCTGGTGGTGGTACTTTAGAATTAAATACAACAGGATTAATGCGACTTGACGCTGAAGGCCCCCTATTTGCAGATGCTTCACAAATTAAGATGAGATCAGAAGGTACTGTTGGATTATCTGGATCTGGTGATGTCAATATTACCACATCTATAGGCGCCATCGATATTCAAACTATAGGAACGCCATTTATTGCGGGATCTGGAATTAAATTACATACAGGATTAGCACCCATAGAGATCAATGCGGCAGAAAGTGCGGTTGGCGCCACAGGTTATATTAATTTATTTTTAGGTAATACTGGAACTCTTGGAAAAATTGTAATTTCTCCAGCTGGAATAGTGATGCAATCACCCGTCGCATTTTCAGGAACGTTTGGAACGTATAGTTTAAAATCTGGTGCACCGTTATCTATTAGTGGTGCAGGAAAGTCTTTAAAATCATGTTTTGATGATTTAATAGATGAAATTACAAAGATAACAGTGCCTACTGGTTCAGGAAATAGTGGAATGCCATTAAATACTGCGGCACTAAATTTAGTTAAAACAAAAATTATGCAATGTATAATGTAAGGACAATATGCCTTTAGGAATGCCACAAATAAAAGCAGGATTACAATCCGGATTCGCAAAAGCTAATACAACAGGATTAGATGTAGGGAAGATAATTAAGGATGGAGTAGAACAGTATATTTCTAATGCAATGGATCCGGCTGGGGGAAATTACGCAGCTATGCCGAAATTACAAACATTAAATTTAGAAATAGGGAAAATTATGCAAAAGCAATCACCAATACCAGCACTGATAGGGCAAAAGGTTGCGAAGAAAATTGATGGAGCTTTTATGACATTACAATGTTCAAACCAAATTTCTATAGTAACGACAGCGGGTCTTCCAATGTTTTTAACAAAAATGGGTAAAATTTTTTCAAAACAGCCAGCATCTGGAGCACAATTTGGCTCAGATATTGCAGATGCGATAAATAACTATACAACACAAATAGTATTAACAGCAATGATTCCTGGTTCACCACCAGTAGTAGTAACAGGACCACCAGCATGACATCTCAAGTTGAAAAAATATTAGAAACTAAAGAAGATATTGAAGCTCTACCTCA